GGCGGCGGCGGGTTCGGCCCCGGCGGCGACCCCGAGCGGCGGGCGGCGATCCGGCGCAGCGTCGAGGCGGCGGCGGAACGCATCTTCGACCCGGAGGCTGTCGCCCGGCGCGAGCGGATCGAGGCGGCGCGCAGGGCGCGGGAGGAGGCCGAGCGCACCATGCCTGACCGCCTGCGGCGCCTCGCGAGCTTCCTGCTCTCTCTCGACGACCTGGGGTGAACGATGCCGCGTTACATTTGGGACGGCGAGCGCATGGTCGAAGTGCCCTACGACCGCGACCTGCCGCGCCCGCCCAGCGTGTTCCCGATGATCCAGCGCGACCTGCCGGCCTACTTCTCGGTCGCCTCCGGGCGCTGGGTGGACGGCCGGCGCGAGCGCCGCGAGGACTTGGCCCGCACTGGCTGCCGTGAGGTGGACCCGAGCGAGTTCAAGCCGGTCGCCTGGAACCCGGACTTTGCGCGCCGCTACGGCCTCAAGCACGAGCCGCCGCCGCCCGTGCCGGACTACGTGAAGGAGTGGCGCGAGGGCAGGGGCGTGGAGCGCGCCCCGGTCGAGGTGAAGCCCGCCACGCCCGAGCAGATACGCGCGGAGATCGAAGCCTACCGCGCGGAGAAGGCGAAGCGCGCCGCCCGCGCAAGCTAGTAGCGCGCACCGCAGCGCCGCGAGGCGCCGCAACCCACAGACGGAGAACCTATGCCTCCCGAGATGATGGACCCCGCGACGGCACCGGCCGAGGGCGTGCCAGCAGCGGACCTCCCCACCGAGCAGCATCAGGACCAGCCGCAGCCGTCGCTCCGCGACCGCCTGGAGGACGCCTTCGACCAGATCGAGGACCGGGAGCGGCGGGAGGAGGCGGAGGCGCGGCGCGTCCGCGACGAACGCGGGCGCTTCGCCGGGCCGAAGCAGGCCACGCCCGAGACGGAGCAGCGGCAGCCGGGCCGGCCGGCGGCGGAGCAGGCGCCGCAGCGCGGCCCGAACGACCCGATCCCGGCCCCCGAGGGGTGGGGCGACAAGGCGAAGGTGGACTGGAACCGCCTGCCGCGCAGCGTGCAGGAAGAGATCACGGCCCGCCTCGCCGCCGCGCAGCAGCCGGCGGAGCCGCAGCCGGACCCCTACCGGGAGGCCATCGCCCCCTACGAGCAGGAATTCCGCCGCCGTGGCGTTGATCCGGCCGCGTCGCTGCGGACCCTGCTCGATACATGGTATGCGCTGGAGGCCAACCCGCGCGACACCCTCGCGTGGCTCGCCTCCCGCTACGGCCTCGCCCTGGCGGACGACCAGGGCGGGCAGTATCCCCCGCAGCACACGGACCCCAACGGGCAGGTGCCGCAGGGTGCCGAGGGCGGCCAGCCGGCCGGGCAGCCGCCGACCGACATCCAGCACCACCCGTTCGTCCGCAGGCTGCTTTCCGAGATCGCCGAGCTTCGCGAGGCGGTCGGCCACACGCAGCAGATGACCCTCGCGCAGCAGCGCGAGCAGCTTGCCCAGCGCGTGGCCGAGGCCGCGATGCAGGTGGATAGGTTCGCCAAGGAGACAGACGCGGACGGGAACCCGCTCCGGCCGCACTTCGACAAGGTGCGCGAGAAGATGGCGACGCTGATCCGCATGGGGCAGGCGCGCGACCTCGCGGACGCCTACGAGCAGGCGGTGTGGGCCGACCCGGAACTCCGCAAGGCGCTGATCGAGGAGGAGCGCAAGCGCGAGGCGAAGCGCGCAGCCGAGGAGGCGACGCGCCGCGCGGCCGAGGCCCGGCGCGCGGCGATGGTGAACGTCCGCTCCTCGCCCGGCGCGAGCCCGGCGCCGCCACGCTCGCTCCGGCAGACCCTTGAAGAAGCCTACGACCAGATCGCCGGCTCGGCATAGTCATCAACCCATGCAGCGCCGCGAGGCGCCGCGTCCGTAGGAAGGAAAGGCAGAGATGCCGTCGCCCAATGCGACCTTCACGGAGATCGTGACCACCACGCTCCGCAACCACCCGAGCGAGATCGCGGACAACGTCTCCGCGAACAACGCGCTCTACCGCTGGCTCCAGCGGAAGGGGAAAATCCGCCGGCTCGACGGCGGCTACGAGATCATCCGCCCGCTGGATTACGCCGAGAACGCGACCTACCAGCGTTACAGCGGCTACGACACCCTGAACGTGCAGGCGTCCGACGTCCTGTCGGCGGCCCGCTATCCGTGGGTGCAGGCGGCCGTGCATGTGACCGCGAGCGGCTTCGAGCTTCGCGTGAACAGTGGCCGGAACCAGATTATTGACCTCGCCGAAGCCCGTGTCACCAACGCGATGCGGACGGCGGCGAACAACATGAGCCTGGACATCTACTCCAACGGCTCCCTCGCCAACCAGATGGGCGGCCTCGCGCACATCGTTCAGACCAACGGGGTGGGCACTGTCGGCGGCATTGACAGCAGCACATTCCCCTTCTGGCAGAACAAGTNNCGCGAGATTGCCGGGACCAACGCCTGGAGCAAGTCCANCATCAAGGGCGAGATGAACGCCCTGTGGCTGTCTCTGGTGCGCCAGACCGACAAGCCCGACCTGATCGTGTCCACGCACGACTTCTACGCGGCCTACTGGGAGAGCCTGCAAGACCTCCAGCGTTACACCGACACGCAGAGCGCCGCCGCCGGCTTCTCCTCGCTCAAGTTCGTGACGGCCGACGTCATCTTCGACAGCAACGCGAACTTCGCCACCAACGGCGAGACGATGTATTTCCTCAACACGGACTACATCGAACTCGTCGTGCATCGGCAGGCGAACTGGACGCAGCTTGATGACAAGGTGTCGCTGAACCAGGACGCGGTGGTCATCCCGATCATCTTCCAGGGCCAGCTTGTGTGCTCGAACCGCGCGCTCCAGGGCGTGCTGATTGACGCATCCTAACGAACGGGACACCGGCCCAGCGCGGGCGCCTCCGGGCGCTCGCGTGCGGCTTGCTAGGAGGACACGATGAGCTTCGCAGCGGGGTTCAATCCCGACCAAACCTTCACTGCCACCGAGCTTGAGACGGGCGGCAAGGGCTTTGCCATCGGCGACGTCGTCGAGGACCACGCCGGCCGCAAGTGGATTTTCGTCGTGGCGGACAGCAGCATCAGCGCCGGCCGCGTGTGCCAGATCGCGGACGACCTTGGTGCGGCGCACGTCTCGACCTCGAACGCCGCGCTCGGCATGCGGCTCGGCGTGGCGAAGGTCGCCATCGCGGGCGGCAGCTACGGCTGGCTGCAAATCTACGGCCAGTGCCCGGCGATCCAGGTGGGCGCTTCGGCTGCGGCGAACGCGCAGCTTAACACCACCGCCACCGCCGGCCAGCTTGACGACGACGGCGCCAACGGCGCCGCGATCATCAACGGCATCGTGCTCACCACGACCAACGGCGGTCAGGCCGGCACGGCGCCGGGCGTGCTCAACTTCCCGACTGTCGGCCCCGACATCCCGTAACGGCCGCCGGCAGACCGTGGCGGGGGCTCCGGCCCCCGTCCTCCTCCCGAACCAGCAGAGGACCGCTCTATGCTGCTCTCCACCCCGACGCCGGAGGAGAACCGCCGGCCGCACGTGGTGCCCCTCGCGTTCTGGACCGAGTATGAGCCCGACCCGGACAATCCGGGCGAGATGCGGGCCGTTGACTTCGTCAAGTGGGGGCGGCGCGGCGACCTCCACTACTCCGCCAACGTCGAGAAGATTACCCGCCTCCAGCGCCCGATGAAGATGCTCGACGACCACGGGCGTGCGGTGCCGAACCCGGTGTGGGAGGCGATCAAGGACGCCTACATGGCGTGGAAGCAGGGGCAGGAAACCCCGGCCAACGGCACGCCGCTGGAGGCGTGGCCGGCGCTCAACTCCGCGCAGGTCAAGGTGCTGCGCGAGCAGCACTACCGCTCGGTCGAGGACGTCGCGGCCATGACCGACGCGGAAATCCCCCGCATCCGCCTGCCCGGCGTGCGGCAGCTTCGCGACATGGCCCGCGCCTACGTCGAGGCGAAGAAGGGACAGGCACACATCGAGAAGGCGCTCGCCGAGCGCGACGCGGAGATCGCCGACCTCCGCAACACCATCTCCGAGCTTACCGCCGCGCTCAAGCAGATGCAGCAGCAGCAGGCCGGCCCGCGTCCGGGCGACCCGATGGCGCCCGCCGCGCCGGCTCCCGAGCCACCGCCCCCGCAGCGCCGGGGCCGCATGGGGAACGCCTGACGTGACGCTTCTGTCGCTCGTCCGCGCCGCCTGCGACGAGGTGGGCGTCGCCCGGCCCAACTCCGTCATGGCCGGCGCCGACCAGACGGCGCGCGCGATGCTGCGCGCGGCGCAGGCGGAGGGCCGCGAGCTTGCCCGCCGCTGGGGCTGGCAGGCGCTGACGAAGGAGCGGGTGTTCGCGTCGGTGGCGCAGCCGGTGCAGACCGACGCGCTCCCCGCCGACTTCTCGCGCATGGTGCCGGACACCTTCTGGAACCGGACCATGCAGCGGCGCGTGATCGGCCCGCTGACGTCGGACGAGTGGCAGAGCCTGCGGGCGACGGTGGCGAACCCGGTGGTGGACGCCTTCCGCATCGTCGGCGACCAGATCGAGCTTATCCCGACGCCGGGCGAGGGCTGGACCTTCGCCTACGAGTATGTGTCCAAGAACTGGTGCCGGAGCGGCGACGGCACCGCCTACCGGGACCAATGGGCCGACGACAGCGACGAGCCGCTGCTCGACGAGGAGATCATCACGCTGGGCGTGATCTGGCGCTTCAAGCGGTCGCGCGGCCTGACCTTCGAGGCCGACCTCGCGAGCTACGAGGCGGCGGTGCAGGCGGCCATCGGCCGCGACGGCGGCCGGCGGACCCTCAACCTCGCGGCGCCCTCCTACGCGGCCGGCATGCCGACGCCGCCGCAGCCGCCGGAAGGCTCGTGGATGGCGTGAGATGGCGCGCGCACCCCGCCGCACCGGCTACGCCGTCCCGTCGCGCCTGTTCAGCCTGCCGGCCCCGGTGGGCGGCCTGAACTTCCGCGACCCCATCGCGGCGCTGAAGCCGACCGACGCGCTGATCCTCGACAACTGGTTCCCGGACGTCGGCTCGGTGTCGCTGCGGCGCGGCTACGTGGCGCACGCGACCGGGCTGCCGGGGCAGGTGGAGACGTTGGTGGAGTATGCCGGCGCGCCGGGCGTGCGGCGCCTGTTCGCCGCATCCGCAGGCGGCATCTACGACGTCACGTCGGCCGGGCCGGTGGGTGCGCCCGTCCGCGCCGGCCTGACCAACAACTTCTTCCAGAGCGTGCAGTTCTCCACGCTCGACAAGGACTACCTCGTGCTGGTCAACGGCGCGGACGGCGTCCTGACCTTCGACGGCACCNACTGGGCGGTGCAGACCATCACCGGGGCGGACGCGACCCGGTTCTTCCAGGTCGCGAGCTACCAGGGGCGCCTGTGGTTCGCGGCGCTGGGCGAGACGAAAGCCTATTACTTGGGCACGGGCGCGATAGCCGGGGCGGCCACCGCCTTCGACCTGGGGCCGATCTTCACGCGGGGCGGCTCCATCGCGCTCATCGTGCCGCTGTCGCTCGGCTCGGCCGGCTCCGGGCCGATGGAGGTGCTTGCCTTCATCAGCACGCAGGGCGAGGCGGCGGTCTATGCCGGCACCGACCCGGCCAGCGCGCAGAACTGGGCGCTCTCGGGCCGCTACACGGTGGGCAAGATGGCGGCGCGGCGCGGGTGGATGCGCTACGGCGGCGACTGCGTCCTGTTCACGGAGGGCGGGGTGGTGAGCGCGATGGGCGTGATGCGCCTGCCGCCCTCGCAGTCCGACCTCGCGAGCTTCACCGACAAGATCAACCCGAAGCTGGGGGCGCTACGGGCGGTGGCGCCGGCCGATCCGTCCTGGCAGATGCTGGAGTATCCGGCCGGGCGCATGGCGTTCCTCAACGGGCCGGGCGACGACGGCAAGCGGCAGCAGTGGGTTATCAACACGCGCACCGGGGCGTGGTGCCGCTTCTCCGGCATGGAGGCGCGCTGCTGGAGCCTGTTCGGCGAGGCGCCCTACTTCGGCGACGACGGCGGGACCGTCTATCGCGCCGACTTCGGCGAGACGGACGACGGGCGCGAGATCGTGGGCGAGATCAAGGGCGGGTTCACCGACATGAAATTCCCCGCCCTCAAGCGGTTCACGATGATGCGCCCGCTGATGACGGCGAACGGCGACCCGGCGCCAGCGGTCGGCCTCGACATAGACTACGGCGACGTGCCGCCGTCCGACATCCTCACCGCCTCCATCGCGGCGACGCCGCTGTGGGGCGAGGCGATTTGGGGCCAGGACATGTGGGGCGCGTCGGCGCTGATATCGCGCCCCTGGATCGCGACCACCGGGGTGGGCGTGGCCGCAGCCTTCCGCATGCGGACGCGCACGCGCGGTTTCCGGATCGAGCTACACGCGGTGGATATCATCTTCGAGCCGGCCGCAGGAGCGGCGCTTGGCTGATGGCCGACCTCGTTCACGGCGCCGACACCGACGTCATGCGCTGGGTGGCGGAGCGGATCGAGCACATTGACGCGGAGGAGGCTCTGCCCTTCGGGCCGTTCCGCGCGATTGGCGTCGTGGTGGACCGGGCGCTGGTCGCCGGCTGCGTCTATCACAACTTCGTCCCGCGCTACGGGACGTGCGAAATCAGCTTCGCCGCCGAGAGCCCGCGATGGGCGACGCGCGGCACCATCCGTGCCCTGCTATCCGTGCCGTTCCTCCAGTGGGGGTGCCACCGGGTGCAGATGGTCACGTCGCTGGCGAACGAGAGGGCGATCCGCCTGATCCGGGGCATCGGCTTCACGCGCGAGGGGACGCACGCGCACGCCTTCGGTCCCGGCAAGCACGCGGTGAGCTTCCGCCTGCTGCGACGCGACTTCGACCGGCTTTTCATGAGGAGGCCCAGCTAGGGGCATAGAAAAGAGGAGTAACCTGGCAATCGGCAAGTCAGCGGGCAGTCCGCCTCCGCCGCCTGATCCTAGGCTGACCGCTGCCGCGCAGGCGCAGGCCAACATAGACACGGCGCGCGCGACGGCGCAGCTTAACCGCATCAACCAATACACGCCCTTCGGCTCCCTCGTTTACACGCGCACGCCCGCCGTGCAGTTCGACGAGGCGGCCTACCGCGCGGCGAACCCCGACGTGGCCATGGCCATTGACCTGGGGATGTTCCCGAGCGGCCTGGAACACTACCGCCAGTATGGGCGGAACGAGGGCCGGCTCGGCGTGCCGGCCGGCTACGACCCGAACGCCGAGGATCAGTGGTCGGCCACCATCATCCTCGACCCGGCCGAGCANCGCATNCTNGACCTNCAGCGGGCGGCGCGGACGGTCTATGGCGAGGAGGCGGTGCGGGCGCTGGAGGGGCTGCGCGGCCGGATCGGCGCGCCGCTCGACATCGCCGGGCAGCTTGGCGCGCTGCCCTCGCCCATGGCCATCGCGCCCACCATCGGTTGGGACGAGGAAGCCTACCTGCGGGCCAACCCCGACGTCGCCGAGGCGGTGCGGACGGGCCAACTGTCGTCGGGCTTCGAGCACTACCAGCGGTGGGGCCGGGCGGAGGGCCGGCAGGCGCCGGGCGGCTTCCTCGAAGCGCCGGCCCCGAACATCGGCTACGGCGCCGAGAGCCGGCAGCGGGTGGAGGAGGCGCTGTTCGGGCGCCTGGAGCCGCAGCTTGCGCGGCAGCGGGAGGCGCTTGAGACGCGCCTGCGGGCGCAGGGGCTGACGCCCGGCACGGAGGCGTGGCGGAACGCGATGGACGACCTCGCCCGCGCCGAGAGCGACGCGCGCCTCGCGCTGGTCGCGCAGGCCGGGCAGGAAGAGGCGCTACAGGCGCAGATCGCGCAGGCGCTGTTCGGCCAGCAGATGGCGGGCCAGCAGTTCCGGCTCGGGCAGCAGGCGGCGGCGTTCGACCAATCGCGCGCGGCCTCGCAGCTTGGCTTCCAGCAGGACATGGACGTGCGCCGGCAGGCGCTGGCCGAACTTCTGGCCGAGCGGCAGATACCGATGCAGGAACTCGCCGCGTTCCTCACCGGCCAGCAGGTGAACTACCCGAACTTCATCACGCCGGCCGGCGCGCAGGTGGCCCCCACCGACGTGATGGGCGCCTACGGCATGCAGCAGGCCGGGCAGCAGGCGGCATACAACGCGCGGGCGCAGGAGGCGGCGGCGGCCAACGCTGGCGCGGCGGGGCTGGCGTCGAGCGCGATCATGGCGGCGGCGCTGTTCGCGGCCATGTCGGACGAGCGCACGAAGGAGAACGTCGAGAAGGTCGGCGAGATCGCCGTTGGCGACGACGACGACGAGGACGTCGGCGTCTATCTGTTCAACTACAAGGGCGAGCCGCCGGGCACGCCGCGCCATCTCGGCGTGATGGCGCAGGAAGTGGAGCGCGCCGGCCGGCGCGATGCGGTGTTCCGCGTGAAGGGCACCGGCATGCGCGGCGGCACACGGTTCGTGGACTACGCCGCGCTGTTGTTCGGCGCCCCGCAGCAGAGGAGGATGGCGCATGGCGCTCATGCCTGACCCGACGGCGGCCGCCGCGACCCCGATGGGGGGCGGCCAAACGCTCAACGACCGGGCGCGGCGCGAGGCGCTTGTCATGGCGCTGATGCGCCAGGGGCAGCCGAACGCGGCGGCGTCCTCGCGGAGCCCCATGGGTTCCATCGCCGGGGGCGTGGGGCAGGGGGTGGACGCCTTCACGCGCGCGCTGATGCTCCAGCGCATGTTCGGCGGCATGGGCGGGGCGCAGTTCTCGATCCCGAAGGCGCTCGGCTTCATCGGCGGCATGGGCGCCGGGCCGAAGCTTCCGGTGGGGTGAGATGAGCGGATCGCTGTCGGCGCTCTACCTGTCGGACCCGCAGGCGGCGGCGGCGCTGCGCCGTCGCGCGCTGGCCGAAAGCCTGATGTCGCAGGCGCTCCAGGCCGACCAGCCGCTGCGCAGCCCCTGGCAGGTGGCCGGGAAGATCGGGCAGAGCCTGCTCGGGGCGCTGCTCACCCGGAAGGCCGACGATGAACTGACCCGGCTGGGCGAGGAGCGGCGGCGGGAGAGCGCCGACTTCCTGGCGATGGCGCTGGGGGCGATGGGGGGCCGGCAGGCGGGGGCAGGGGCGCCCGCCGTCCCCGCCCCTCCGGCCGCCCCTGGCGCCGCTGCGGCGCCG